ATTTAATGCTTTCAGGGGACATCTTTTCTTTAACCTCTGGATCATTAGGATCAGCACCCATCTCAATCATCTTCATAGCCATCTTTTGCTCAGCCATTTTTACAAGAGAATCTTCAATGTCTGCTCTTTTGGATTCCATGATCTCATTGTAGGTATACTCATCCACAGCTCTAAAGCTTACTCTTGTGTTTCTTTTAGCAAACTCAGCAGTAAGTACCTTGATTACACTAGGTACAATAGGATAGAATTTAAGTTCCATTGCACCTAAATCTTCTCTAGCTAGTGTATCTACAATATCCCTATACTCATTATCTTCTTCAATAAGATAATCTGTCTTATCTATAATACCTTTAGCCAGCTTATAGTTCTTCATTAATCTTCTAGCATTTCTACGGATATGCTTGAGTCCTTGCCACTCTAGCCAGTCCATATTCCATGCTGTCCAATCATCGTCTTTCTCTTTAGCTGGTAAAAACTGTAAGGGTTGAGTAATATTACCTAAACGATTATATTCAGCTCTTTTACCCTTTTTTAATTGAAGTGCATTTAAAATTTCCATCTATTTTAATCTTCTATATGGTATCCTAGGTAATTTGTTTTGCGTACTATTCCCTCGTGCCTTACCCATATGCCTGAAGGGGCTATTATTTAATTTATATAAATTTTCTGACTTTTGCAAGTTTTTAGTCCTCACATCATCAACACGTTTAGTAAATCCTCTATTAGATTGCTGTACTTTAGCAAAGGCAATCAAGGCAGCTAAGGATACTAATCTATCCACATTGACACCTGGTCTATACTGTTCCATTTCTACAAGTGCCATATAATCTGTTATTCTTTCTATACCATATGTTACAGAAAGTACAGTTCCATCAGTATCTGTTTCTTGATCTACTTCTTCACTAAGCCAGCCTATTAGATAACTTAATAAGTGAGTTTTAAATATAGTTCCTGTATTCTTCCAGCCATAATCTGAGTAAACAGTTTTGTTAGCTCCTAAGTCTTTTAAGAATACTATCTGGTTTTTAGGTACAAGATACTTTTGCTTTCTCTTCTCTATCATGTATTGAATAAATAGAGAGACGTTGTTTTCTACTATAGTCCATGCATTGTACCATTCTATAATAAGCTCTAGTTGTTCATGTGTTTTGGATATGTCATCATAACGACCACACCATGATGCAACTATCTTATCTCCTTCTGCTAGATTCTCAACTCCTTTGTCTGTTATCCTAGTAACTTCTGTAGGAGTCTTATATACATAAATAGAACAGAGTGATTCTGAGGTAGTTGTTTTACCTTCACCTACGGGGTCAATAGATGCATAATAGGTTCCCCACTTTGCATTATCAATTGGTCTCTCATATACTACAAGTACACCTCTTTTGTCCTCACGCTTCTTATCTACAGGAAATTCCATTATAGGAACTCTACGTGACATCTTTGCATTGATAGCTCCAGTAATAGATCTTTCTAGTTCCAAATGCTCATAAGGAAACTCTTTATCTTCTACACGTTTCTTTTGTGCTGCAACAAGTAAAAGAGGAAAGATAGAGTCATCACGAAAAGCAAATGCTTCTTTAATATTTATAGGATGCTGTGATATACGTAGTCTGTATATTTCAGGTGAAAGGTTCTTCTTCCATTCCTCACGTATAGTCTGAATAGCTTTAAGTGCCTCTTTGATAAGTGAATTACCATACTCATCCATGTAAGGAGGCATTGACCAATGCTCAGGTATAAATAATGATGTACGTCCTTTTACTCCTGTGTCATCTATTAAGTCAGTTTCTACTCCATACATACCATTAGCATCTGGATGCATAGTAAAGTCTTCTAGTGGTTTACATTGAGATAAATCACCCACAGATCCCGCACAGATAAAAAGACCTGTAGTTATCTCTCCTGACTGCATGGCTGGTCTTAAATACTCAAAGGTTTTATTCATTGTAGGAGCAATACCTGCCTCTTCATAGAAGAAGTAAGAACAAGGACCCCCTACACCTTTTGTATCTGATTGCTCAAATGACATGCCTTGTAACATTCCCTTGAGACCTTTCTCTTGCTTTCTACCATTCTCTGTTACCTCAATCTTCTGCTGCCAAGTAAGTACCTTACCTGGATTCATAGGTCTATACCATGCAGTCTTAGAGTTAAGAAATGCACGATACTCATCTAAGAATTTCCAAGATCCTTCTAGTCCAATATAGTCTTTAAGAGATGCACCTAGTTTAAGAATAACCCCTGGTTCAAACCATATCTGATTTATAAACTTACCCATGTGGTAGTATGAAGAAGCTATCTGACGTTTCTTAAGAATACTACAGTGTTTATGATTAAGTTCTGCTAGACACTCATATAATGCCATGTGGTACTGTGCATCACGTACAGAGGCAAAGTCAAAGTTCTTCTTCTCTTTATCAAAGATTGGAAGAAAGTTAAGCCACATGTAGTAATCTCTAGGTAAGTACCAAGTCTTACCGTTGTTTTTGTATATGACTCCTGTTCTACATTTATTCTTTTGGTCATTCCAATAGTTAATAAAGTCTTTTGTCATATACTGATGTGTACAATATACTTCACCATTATCTTTAAATAACCTAGCCTGCTCATTGAACATAAAGGATGTTTCATCAAACTCATACAATCCTGGTTCTTTAAATAGGGGAGTTAAGAAGTCAATGAAATCCTGTCTAGTGTCAAATGTACTTACAGTCCACTCTCCACTATCCCATGTAGGTATTTCATATTCTGGTTCACTATAACTGATCATATCCTAAGTTTTGTCCTCCTCTTACAGATGTTTTACTTTGTTCAGCTTCTAAGTCTTTAAGTACTCCTTTAAATGATTCTCTAATTGCCTGGAAGTTTTTAGCTGCAGCAAGTAATGAATTTATGTTACCATCCCTACCTGCTGTAATAGGAGCTGTCTCCATATAATAACTTAATTTATCAAGCATCTTAGATATACCACTATATGCTCTCAATGTAGGAGTAGTGTATAACTCAGTACATTTTCTAATAGCTAATAATATTAAATCAGAGTTTACTGGTATATCTAGATTTACTGCCTCAAGAACTAAGTCTTCTTTGTCATCTTCAGGAACATTAAAGAAAGGGTTCATTTCAGGATTAGGACATGTCATGTAGAATATATACCCATATACTTTAAGATAGTTATCAGGATAGTTCACCATAATGTCATTAAGCCACTTAATTGTATAACAATGTTCTGTAGCTTTAACAACACCATTCTCTACTTCAAATAGTTTTATTGTCATACTATTTCTTTTTGTTTCTCATCTCTGGGTTATCCTGTAGATGCTTTATAATATAAGTTACTTCTTTCTTTAGATATGGTAACTCATAAGTTACAACTTTTTCAACAACTGGATTACCATCAGAGTCTTTTAAATATATTGGATTACCATATATGTCTTCTGACTCCTTTTTAAATACAATATGTTCTAAGATAATATTTCCTGGAATAAGATTAGGATTGTGCTTTAGTATGACATACATGTATATAGACAACTGTAATGCATAATGTACATAGTTACAGTCATCTAAGTGACTTAAAGGTCCTAACATCTTCTCAGATTCCCCATTCCAGTTTCTGTAAGATTCTTGGCGTATTTCTTTATTGGTTTTATAGTCATGCACATTCACAGTATTTCTTATTACTTCTATTCTATCTGCTTGTCCGCATATACCTGCTGACTTTAGATAGACCATGTGCTCAGGGTAGATACCCTCAACTAAGTTTTGATCTGGAGCTATTTTAATTCCATCTTGTTCAATAGGTTTAAAGATAGGTAAGTCAATACCCAATCTACCTATTGTATCACATGAGAGCAAATCTGCTTCTCTTTGATTATGATACCACGTTCCTAGGTCAAGTGCTAGGGTATTGTTTTTCTCCCATATATCAAGTATCTGTTGTGGTTCTAAACCATACCACTTAGATTTCTTGTTTTTAGAAGACTTCGTTGCTTGTGTCTCTTTGTCAAATGGTTTTTTAAATAACCCTATTAGACTTGTTACACTTATCCATTCTATTGGTTCTGAATTATCTAGACTTGAATATTTATGATCTGCTGCGGTGAATTGAATTGCCATAGTATATATTATTTATTCATCTTTTACATAAGTTCTAAGCTTCTTAATTACTGTAGATAAATTGATTTCACAGGACTCTAATACTTCAATTGCAAAAGCAATCTTTTCATTATCATCCATAGTTTCTAAATCAAATTCTTCTACTTCCTCTTCTTCAGGTTCTACTGCATCCCATTTACCTATAGGGCATTCTGATGCAAGTGATCTTGTTTTAAACTTAAGAGAGCATCCACAATTTGCACAACAAGGTTGAGTACCTGTAACAGCACAGTCATTTCCCTCTACATCTAGGAACTCACATGCGTTACATATTTCTAATCTTTCTGCTGCTATCTTTTCTACATATCTCTTTCTAAAGATAGTATTCATAACACCTTGCCAAATCAATTTTCTATTCTTCCAAATTTCTTTTATTCTTTTCATGCTTGGTTTTTTTATGTTCTTGTTTTCTTTCTTTTTCAGATTCAATAAGGCTATACACTTTCTTTACTTTTTCATACCTTATTTCAACTTCTTTTTTAACTTTCATTTGATTGAAAGTTTCAGGTTCTTCAAGAGCTTTTAAATGACCTTCTAGTTTACTCTTAAGTTTTTCAAGTTCTTTTTGTTTAATCTTAAAAGTGCCTAAGTTGTCAATCTTAATATTCAATGACTTTAAATCATTTAGTGACTTTCTTACATCACTATAGAAAAAGCCAACAACATCATCTACCAGTCCTTCAGGTAATGATAGCTCGTCTGCTGTTGGCTTAATAAATATCTTATGACTCTTGGGTATCAACGTAAACTATTTTATAATCTAAAACAATGTTACCTGATGTCTGCACTTTTAGATCATCTTTAAGTTTAATCTTTTTTCTACTACTTCCATTCTTATCTATTAAGCTCATCTTTTCTGCTTTAGTAAGAAAGTTTCTAACAGTTTGAGATACTTTAAAGATGTTCTCATCAACTACATAATCACAAAAAGATGAAAGATCAGTCTCACCCATAACTCCTAATAGAGTTAAACAATCTAATTCTGCCTCACTATATGATATTGAGTTGATGAATGAATGAGTAATTAACTGATACTTTATAATATCACGTTTACTCATTCTAATTCTTTTTTCAACTAAATTAGCTTTAGGCATGATTAACTCTCTTTTTCTGGTGTTTCTTCATCTGTTTCCTCTTCTGATGGAGGAGATGTAATTTGAGCCATTTTTAATCTGGCTATTAATCCTCTTAACTTGGCTTCTTCAATATCTGCATCAAGTTTTTCAAACTCAAGTTGAACTTTCATAAAGGCTATTCTGTCCTTGTAAAATGCTAAAGTGTTTCTTCTTAGCTCTACAATTTGTTCTTGAGTCAGTTCCTGTTGTTGGTTTACATTTTCTGACATAATTACTTAATTAAATATATACAAATATATCTAAAAATATTTAAACATAAAATATTTACAAAAAAAAAGACCCCTGATACAGAGGCCTATAGAGTAGATTAGTTAAACAATTACTTGTTATTCTTAGTCTTTACGTTGTTTAGCTTAGAGTTTTTACCTAAGTATCCATCAAGCATTGTAATAGATGATGTAGGGTAATTAACAATAGATGTTGCATCTATAGCTCCCATTTCATATAATCTCTTACCTTTTTTAGTGTTTGGTGTGTTTGCCATGTTATCTGTTTTTAATACATAAATTTAATATAGTTACCATATAAAAGTCTCTGGAAACATCCACCTCAATAGTAAATATATCTAAGTGACTTACTCTAAGTCTAATCATAAACTTATCCCACTGCTTATTCTTTACTTTCCAATTATTTCTAAATTTCATACAATATCTTTTGACTCAATTAATGTGTATGTAAAATTGTTTCCATGCAAATCTTTTGCTTTTCTACATATTTTCATAAACTCTTCAAAGTCTGCAGACTTCTTAAATACTTGACATCCCTCAGACCAGTTCTCTACAAATGTTGAATCTGCTCCAGCCTTGTGAATATTAATTCCAAATAATCCTTCTTGCATTGACTTCTCATCATATACCATATCTTTGTTTGGATCACGGAATACTTTAACTGGTTTGTTTTGTCCTAGTGCTTCATACTTACCTGCATGTAAACGCATGATGTGAGAGTTGATGTACTGTCCTTCTACTAGTCTAGCAACACCAGCTTTATTTCCATATTGCATTACACCTTTAGTTCCAGGATCTGTAGTAGCTGGCCAAACATGAGATTTCCAAACACCACCTTCTTTGTAAGTAAGTGTTAAATGATCATCAAATAAGTTTGTAACCTTTTGACCAGTTGAAGCATTTCTGATTCCTACTATGTTTAGTACAAAGTCTTTATCTTCAAACCACTTATATCCTTTTGCTTTAACTGCAGCCTCAATTTGTTCTTTAGTATATTTAGATACTACAGCAGGTTTAGCAGTTGCTGGTGCAGAATCTAATGTAATACCCATTTTAGCTAATGTAGAAGGTCCTACAACTCCATCTGGAGTAAGACCATGTTTCTTTTGAAACTCAATAACAGCAGCTTCTGTTTTTGGTCCAAAGTTACCTACTTGTTCTACACCTAATACTGCTTGAATCTTCTTAACAGTATCATTATTGTCTCCTTTTTTTAGTATCATAATTATCCTATTTCTTCTTGATTATTTACTTCTTCTTTTTTTACTTCTTCTTTTTTGTTCTGAGAAAGTATTTTACCAGCTGTAGTAATTCCAAATGCACCTAGAGTAATGATCATAAATCCATCAAAAATAAATTCTTTGATGATTAATTCTTTACCCCAAATGCCTGTAACTACATCAACTATTAAAATAAATACCATAGCAAAAAAAGCTACTACACCCACAAATGTTTGTTCATTTATGTAGTTGTTTTCTGAGACTAGCTCTCTAAAAAATTTTCTCATATTGTTTTATTTTTTTTGTTTACCTCCAGTTTCTTGAGTAGCATACTTGATACCCATGATTGTACCTACTATTGAAAAGGCATTGGTTAATAATACACTAAACATATTACTCCAAGTTGATCCAATAATTTGTGTGTCTTGATCTGTTACAATAGCCATCCAGTATAACACAGTTGTTACAGCTCCTACTCCAACTATAACAGATAAAGCAACTTTAACAATTATCTTTATTAACTCACTCTGACTTTTTTTCATCATTACATCTAAGTCATTCAAAGCTGCATCTTTTTCTACCTCAATTGCATTCTTGAGTTTTTCAGAATTCTCTAGTTCTATTTTTAAATGGCTTGTAAGGTCATCTATTTTTTTCTTATTGTTTACAGACTCAGTAACATCAGTTGCAATTTTAACTACATCAGTTATATTACCCTTACTATCCATTACAGGATTGTAAGATGCTTGTAAGTAAACAGTAGATCCATCTACTTTTTTTCTTTCAAATATTCCATCAAAGAACTTACCCTTTCTTAAACTTTCCCAAAACTTAGTGTAATCATCAGACTTTGAATACTCATAACTTACAAAAATACTGTGGTGCTTTCCAATGACTTTACTTTTTTCATTGGCTTTATATCCCATAGTTTCTAAAAATATAGAATTTGCATCTAGTATAAATCCATCAATATTAAAACTAATGAGAGCAGTACTCCTATTGATTGCATCTACTTGTTTTTTACTATTGACAATTGCAGTAATGTCAGTAGCAATTTTCATAACTTTAGTAATCTTATCATCTTCATTGAAGATAGGATTATATGTAGCTTGCAAGTTAATTAGACTTCCGTCTTTTCTTCTTCTCTCAAACTCTCCAGTATAGTACTTACCACTTCTTAGTATATCCCAGAATTTTTCATATTCAAATGACTTTGAATAATCTTCACAAACAAAAATGCTATGGTGTTTACCAATGATATCCTCATGGTTACCTTTACCATATCCCATTGCTTCCAAAAAAATGTCATTAACCCCTAGTATAATACCACTAAGATCAAAGTAAATAATAGCATTACTTCTATTAATTGCTTCAAGTCTGCTTAATAACTCTTCTTTTGGGAGATTTTTCAATTTGTTATTTATTAAATCTTTTCAGGACTACTTTAGAAATAAGTTTACCTACATGCTTTAATAAGCCTTTTTCAGACTTTACTTCTACTGTAGTATTTTCTCCATCTTTCTTTACAATTACATCAAGGTTTTTAGTATCTAAATTAAACTCCTTGTTGTTCTCATCTTCTTTGTTAAATGTTACATCCACATTAGGGGTATCTACTGCAACTTTAACTTTCTTTTCTTTTTTTACTACTGTAACTTTTGCTTTATCTGTTTCTAAAGTTACATCTACATTTTTTACTTTTTGCTTTGCCATTTTGTTGATTTTTGATTTATAATATACTTGTTTACTTCCTTACAAACAAGTTAGTTAAAAACTTACCAGCTATTCCAGTAAATAAAGCAACATATGCTAGCCATTCTACTTCTTCAGCTATAGCAAATGTAGTTATAGTGGCACTGGCTGCTAACAAAGCATCTCCAATCTTTCTCCACTTTACTGGTGTTGGTCTATAATATCTATTCATCATCTGTGTATAATTAATTCTTTTACTGCTGTAGATAGTTCACTGACATTTCTTGCTAAGTTTTTTATCTCCAACTGTGTTTGCTCCATAAGAGCTTGGTATTTTAATCTTGACTCTTGTTCTACTAACTCAATCTTACCTTTTAGTTTTCCTTGTTCTTCAAGTACTTTAGTTTGGTTATCCATTACTTTTTTAAGGTCCATGTGTGCAGCTCTTAAGAAGTATCCTATTATCGCTACTATAACTCCTATTCCGTATAAGAGTATTGTTGATGATGGGTCAGTTGTCATTGTTATAAAAAGTTAAATATACATATATATAATATACTAAATATTTTTGAAATACTTAGACTTCATACATAGGAAGTTCAACATTGTTTACCCAGTCTATAATATCTTGGTCATTCCAATCTGTAGTATAACTATAACCATAAAATACTACACCAAAGTTTGCATCTGGTACAGAAAGCACTACTTCAGCATTACATAATCTTTCTTGTATAAAATCATTAACTACTGTTACTGTTACAGTTGGATTAGTGATTTCTGTATTCCATTGTGGAAATTTATAAGTTGCCATATTTTTATGTTATTGTTGTTCCTGTTACTGTACATACTCTTGTCCATATTCCCCACAAAGCATTTGTTTTACCTGTTGATGTAAAAGGATTTGGTCCTGCTGTTTCTGTTGCTATTCCTGTTCCTCCAGCTTGATTTGTACTTACCCAATGATACCGTCTGGTTAAATTAAATGGTGCATAGTTGTATAGATATGTTCCTGGAAAACTGAAGTTCATTATGTTCATAGCCTCGCCAATATTGAACAAGCCCCAACCTGTAAGTCCATCAAAAGTACTTGCTGTATGCTGTGTACATTGTAAATACCAAGGTCTAGTATTTGTATCACCATGGTAGTATGCTAATACTGTGGTTCCATCATAAGTTGACCAGTCTATTACTACTGAATCTGTATAAACTTGAGTACCTACTTTGCTGGTAAATCTTTGATCATTACCAAATGGATTATTCTTTTCTAATGTGTTAAAGTTGGTTAACCTACCTCTTTGTGTTGCACCATCATCATCAGCATTAGTTGAGACAGTTTGTCCTGTCTTCATCAAAGTAGCTCCTACGGGTGGATCTGATTCTGTTTTTAATTCTATTCTAGTGCTCATATATTATCTACTTACCTCTTCCCAGTCCATTGATGCAAATGCAGTTTCAGTATTTGTACCTGCAGTTAAAATTAGACTAAACTCATAAGCTGTTCCAGTTAGACCATTTCTTTCTAGTTGGGTTGCAAGTAAAGCTGCTCTTAATATATCAACAGATACACTTGTACTTGCTGTAGCTGTAAAATATCCTGATGCT